GAGATCTTTTGCCAATCTTCATAGGGTCAAATGGAGGTATACCCCCAAAAAGGTCAGGGCTAACGCCCCCACCATCTATTAGATTACTTCGCAAACGCGACCATTCAGAATGTTTCACATTAAGTGATCCATCTTTGATAACGTAAGCGCGAATTTCCATCTCGCCTTCTTGTACGTGACCGTTTAACTCCCAAGCTATTTCAGTAGTATCTACTACTTTACATAAGTAAGGAGATTCGGTAGTTCCATAAGGAAGTGGGCCACATACATCCTCGACATTTGAAAAGACAGCTTTAGAGGCATTTTTGTGTCCTTTAGCTGCTAATTCATTTGCTAGGGCAACCCCGTGAGCGATATTATCGACTTCGGTGGTTATTCTGCGGGGCCTTACGTGGACATTGCGAGTTTGCATAGGCATCTTACGACGCTTAATACAATTCACGCTCTCACCACGAAAAGTATCTTGTCCGCAACTTTCAAGAAATTGCGAGTTAATGTAAGATTTTGATCTATTAACTAATAGACCAACTTCTTCCAAACAAGACATAGCTATTAGGGCATACTCGTTGGGAACAATAATATCATCTCCGTAAACAAAAACGGAATTATTGTCCTTAGGTAGAGGCCCACCGGCTAGATAAATACCGGAGAGAACACACGTGTAGGCAACTAATGCCATAACTGGAAAACAGAGAGCATTACCCATAGGGGCGAATTTCTTCTGTTTAACAGTTCTCCCATCTGGCAAGATAGCCAGAGGAGAGCGCGTGAGCTCAAATAACTTAACCCAATTAGGAGGAAAAACTTCACGAACTAAAGCAAGACTTACTCTATCGGAAGCTTCCTTAAGGTCTAGCGTGGCTAATCGATCATATGAGTATGTCAATTTTTGATTGACACTTTGATCAGAAAAGTTAACACGACCTCGCGATCTAGGGTGACTCTCTACTACCGAGTAGAGAGATTGGCGAATAGCTTGTTGCGCCTTCATTTTATATGCAGGTTCACAACAAATTACGC